CCAGCAGTTCGTCAAGGCAATTGCCGAGAAACCGGCACTCGCTGAGATGTACGGGCTGATCCAGGCAAGCACGTTCGACAACGAGATGAACCTGCCGGGCGACTATATCCCGTCCCTGCGGGAGAGCTACCCGCCGCAGTTGATCAACGCCTACCTGCGCGGCCAGTTCGTGAACCTGGCCGCCGGCTCGGTCTATGCCGAGTTCGACCGGCGCCTCAATCACACGGACGAGGCGCTGGAAGATGGCGAGCCGCTGCACGTCGGCATGGACTTCAACGTCCTGAAGATGGCTGCGGTGGGATACGTGATCCGAGATGGCGAGCCGCGCGCAGTCACTGAGCTGACTGAGGTGCGCGACACGCCGGCCATGGCCAAGCTGCTCAAGGAGCGGTTCAAGGACAAGGGCCATCACGTGAAGATCTATCCCGACGCCAGCGGCCAGAACACGAGCAGCAAAAACGCGTCGGAGTCGGACCTCTCCATCCTGAAAGCCGCTGGCTTCCAGATCGAGGTGAATTCGACCAACCCGGCGGTGAAGGATCGCCTGAACGCGGTCAACGCCCTGATCCTGAACGACCAAGGCAAGCGCCGCCTGAAGGTGAACACCAGGCTTTGCCCGGTCCTGACCGAGGCGCTCGAGCAGCAGCCGTACGACAAGAACGGCGAACCGGACAAGACGACCGGCCACGACCACGTGAACGATGCCGCGGGCTATACGCTGGTCAAGATGTGGCCGATCGTGAAGCGCATCACCACCGTTGCACCCATTTTCGGATAAACGAATCACATGTCCCAGAAAACGACCGTCCGCACACCCTCGGCAGCGGTCGCCAAGATGGCTGCGGACTGGGAAGTCGTCACCGCGCTGCTCGGCGGCACATCTGCCATGCGTGCGGCCGGCGAACAATATCTGCCGCGCTGGCCGAACGAGGACGCCAAGTCTTACGACATCCGCAGGAAGACCGCGACGCTGTTCTCAGCGTTCTCGCGGACCGTCGAGGTGCTGTCCGGAAAGCCGTTCTCGAAGCCTCTGACTATCGAGGACGACACGCCCGAACGCATCAAGCAGTGGAGCGAGGACATCGACCTTCAGGGGCGTAACCTCCACGCCTTTGCTGCCGACATCTGCGCCGAGGCCATGGCCTACGGCGCGGTCGGCATCCTGGTCGACTTCCCGCCGGTCAGCAAGAAGAAGGTGCGCACGGTCGCGGACGAGAAGGCCATCGGCGCGCGCCCGTACTTCGTGCAGATCAACTACCGCAACCTGCTCGGGTGGAAGTCCAAGCGCATCGGTGGCGTCGAGACGCTCACGCAGTTGCGCCTGCTGGAGACTGCGGTCGAGCCTGACGGCGAGTTCCACGAGAAGGAGGTCGAGCAGGTCCGCGTGCTCTACCCGGGCCGCTGGGAGACCTGGCAGGAGCGGGTGGTCACCGGTGGCGAGAAGGAGTGGCAGAAGGTCGATGAAGGCGTGTCGACGATGCCGAAGATCACCTTCGTGCCGGTCTACGGCAAGCGCACGGGCTTCATGACCGCCACGCCGCCGCTGCTCGATCTTGCGCATCTGAACGTCGAGCACTGGCAGTCGAAGAGCGACCAGCAGACCATCCTGCACATCGCGCGTGTTCCGATCCTGTTCGCAAAGATGCTGGGCGACGCGCAGATAGTCGTTGGCGGCGCGGCGGCAGTGAAGAGCGACAGCGAGCACGGCGACCTGAAGTACGTCGAGCATACCGGAGCCGCCATCGAGGCTGGCCGGCTCTCGCTGCTGGATCTCGAGGACATGATGCGCCAGATCGGCGCCGAACTGCTCGTCATCAAGCCAGGCAACACAAGCGTCACGCAGACCGAGGCCGACAACGAGCCAGGTATGTGCACGCTGCAGCGGATCGCGCAGGGTCTGGAGAACTCGATCGACGAGGCGCTGCAACTGATGGCCGAGTGGGTCAAGGAACCTACCGGCGGGCACGTCCAGGTCTTCCAAGACTACGGCGTCGACTCGCTGGCCGAGGCCTCGATGGAACTTCTCCGCGACATGAACGTAGACGGCACGTTCTCCGACGAATCGCTATTTAACGAAGGTCAGCGCCGCGGTCTCATCCGGCCTGAACTGACGTGGGAAGACGAGAAGAAGCGCATCGCGCAGAACGCTCCCAAGCCGAGCGCGCCGACCAAGATCGACAAGGCCGCCGCCGGCTGACCTGACACACGCTTTACCCGAGGCCGCAGCTAATCCCTGCGGCCTTTTCTTTTGCTCGATCGGCGGATGCCGTAGGGCGCACCGCGGCGGATGCCGCAGCAGACGAGGGCGGATGCCCGAGGAAAACCACCATGCCATTCAAGTACGACGCCGACGGTCACATCGTCACGCAGGAAGTCAACGGTCAGAAGTTGCCAGTGTTCGTCAATGCCGGCGGAGCGGAAACGCCTTTCGACGGTGATGGCACGGTCGCAACCATTTCACGGCTCAACGGCGAGGCGAAGAGCCATCGCGAGCGCGCCGAGAAGGCTGAGACGTCCCTGAGGGCGTTCGAAGGCATCACGGATCCCGATGCGGCCATGAAGGCGCTGAACACGGTGCAGAACCTGGACGCGAAGAAGCTGGTGGATGCCGGCGAGGTCGAAAAGGTGAAGAACCAGGCGATCCAATCCATCCGAGCCGAGTACGAGCCGGTCGTCAAAGAGCGCGATGCGCTGAAGTCCGACCTGTTCAACGAGAAGATCGGTGGAGCCTTCGCACGCTCGAAGTTCATCGGCGAGAAGGTGGCGATTCCGGCGGATTTCGTGCAGGCCACGTTCGGCAAGCACTTCACGATCGAGGGCGGAAACATCGTCGCGAAGGACGCGAGCGGCAATCAGCTGTTCAGTCCCACACGCCACGGTGAGCCGGCCAACTTCGAGGAAGCGCTGTCGATCCTGGTCGAATCGCATCCGCAGCGGGACAGCATCCTGAAGGGTTCCGGCGCCTCTGGCGGCGGTGCTCAAGGTGGTGGCGGTGGTGGTAGTGGCAAACGCACGGTCACTCGTGCGCAGTTCAACGCGCTCGACCCGGCTGACCAAGCCAAGTTGGGCCGCGATCCCAATGTGACGTTCACCGACTGAGCGTCCGCCCAAGCAATCCCGAGCCGCCTAGTGCGGCTTTTTTCTTTTGAGGGTCTCCACCAAATGAAGAGCACTTTCTCCAAGCTGCGCCTGATGGCGCTTGCAGTGGTGGCGTTCGTCGTCGCCCTGTACCCGATGGCCACCGTGGCGAAGGTGGCCGGCCGCATGTTCGAGATCATGCAGGACGCCGTCACACGCCCGGCACAGTTCGGCGTGGCGGCGGCCAATACCCTGACAGGCCTCATTCCGACGCTCTACGAAGCGCTGGACGTCGTCTCGCGCGAGATGATCGGCATGATCCCTGCCGTGACGCGAAATTCGTCCGCCGAGCGCGCGGCGCTGAACGAAAGCATCCTGGTGCCGATCACTCCGGCAACCAGTCTCGCCGACAACACCCCGGCCGTCACCGCACCGAACACCGGTGACCAGACGCTCGGAAACGTCGCGATGACGATCTCGAAGTCGAAGCACGCCCCGATCCGCTGGGCTGGCGAAGAGCAGCGTGGCATGCTGAATGCCGGCACCTACGGCGGCGTCCTGATGAACCAGTTCGTCCAAGCGTTCCGCACGCTGACGAACCAGATCGACATCGATCTGTTCACCACCGCGTACCAGAACGCCAGCCGAGCCTACGGCACCGCGGGCACCGCCCCTTTCGGTACCGCCGGAGACCTGAGCGACATCGCCCAGATGCGCAAGATCCTGGACGACAACGGTTCGCCGCAGTCGGACCTGCAGTTCGTGATGGGATCGGCCGCCATGGCCAACCTGCGCGGCAAGCAGAACGTGCTGTTCAAGGTGAACGAAGCAGGCACTGACACGCTGCTCCGCGAGGGCATCATCGGCCGTCTCGAAGGCTTCGACCTGCGCAACAGCGCTGCGGTCACCGCCATCACCAAGGGCACCGGCGCGTCGTACACCACGACCACGGCCGGATTCCCGGTCGGCACGACCCAGATCCCGCTGATCACTGGCACCGGCACCATCCTGGCGGGTGACACCGTCACGATCGCTGGCGACGCCAACAAGTACGTCGTGACCGCAGGCATTGCCGCTCCTGGCACGATCACCATTGCTGCGCCTGGCCTGCTGGTAGCGGTCCCTGCGTCTGCAACGGCGGTCACCGTAGGCAACACGGCGACGCCCAACCTCGGCTTCAGCCGCAGCGCGGTGCAGCTCATCACGCGCTCGCCGCAGATGCCGATCGGCCCCGACGGCAAGGCCATGGACATGGCCGACGACGTGATCCAGGTCACCGACCCGAAGACCGGCATCGTCTTCGACATCGCCGTGTACCGCCAGTTCATGCAGCTGGTCTACCACGTGCGTCTGGCATGGGGCTACCAAGCCATCAAGTCGAACCACATCGCCACGCTGCTGGGCTAAGCGGCTCGACTGGCGGGGGCGGCGCATCACCGGCCGCTCCTGATCCATGACACACCAGGAGATCACATGCAACTCGAAACCGTTCGCGTCGTTTCGCCGGAATCGGAAGACAACGACCTCGGCTTCATCGTCATCAACAAGTCGGACCTGACCGACGAGCACGAACTGTTCGTCGAGGCCGGAGACGCTCCCAAGAAGGTCGGCATCGCTGAGCTGCGCGCTGCGCTGACCGAAAAGGGCATCGAATTTCCCGAAGGCGCCAAGAAGGCCGAACTGCAAGCCCTGCTGGACGCCTCGAACCAGGCCTAAACCATGCTGACAGACGCCCAGATGACTGATGTTCGCCGTTTCATGGGCTACCCGCTCACCGGAACGACGATGCCGATCACCAACGACCAGGATACGGTCTACGGCTACTTCGGCATGGTGGTGATGTCGCTGCATCAGCGCCTGGTGAGCCTGTCCGTGAGCGAGGAGGCGGTCATGGTGAACGTCTACCTGACCAACCTCTACGCGCTTGAGAACGCGATCCCGGCCACGGCTGACAACCTCGACACGGACGAGGCAGCGGTGTGGAAGCACAACGCGAACGAGCAGGCCGACCGGGACAAACTGTTCGATTCCTGGCGCCGGCGTCTGTGTGGGTTCATCGGGTTCGCCCCGGGGCCAGCGCTTGGGCCAGGCGGGATTTGCGTGGGCCGCGCATAGCGAGGGCAAGACATGGACGCCGCAAAGCTGCAAACCAAGATCTACGCCGGCTACGCCAAGGCAGCAAAGCGGATTGGCTACGTCTACGACGTCTACCGGCCGGCGGCCGCGGCTAACCCGCTTACTGCCAAAGTCGCCAGCCTCAACGCCTCGTTCAGCGCTCAGGAGTGGACCTACACCCGCCCCGGGCTGCCGGAAAAGCCGTATTGGTACTGCCTGATCGATGGCCGGCAGACGCAGGTGGGCGACTACCTGGTCCGTGGGGGCAATGTCTACTTCATCGGTGGGATGCAGGACGAACTGCCCATTCTCGCCGTAGGCTGCAACCGGCGCGTCTGGGTGACGCGTCCCGCAGCCCAGAGCGCGGTCGGGAGTGTTGGCTATTCGGGCCTGTGCGCTGGAGAGGACACCTTTGTCCTTGGCTCTGCCGATGGTGTCGGCGGGTGGCCGGCCGCTGAACTGTTTGGCGGCCGCACTCGGACCCACGAGAGCCTGCCGGCTTCTGGCGACGAGCACGGATTCAGGATCTGGCTGCCTGTCAGCGCGCCAATCGTGCTCGCTTCCGGCGACATCGTCATCGACGACCTCGGGCGCCGGTTCAGCATCGGCGGGGCGGAGCGATCGGAGCAGATGTGGAGGCTCGACGTAACTGAGGTGCACGCGTAATGGCCGGTCTCGCAGACGTATCCAACGCCTTGGTGGCGCTGATCGCCCAGATTGCCTACCCGAATGGGACCAGCCAGCCGTCGATTACCGGGCTGCCGATCAA